GTAGAAGCTGTTAATATTTATACACCGGAAAATGTTACGAGAAAATGGATAATCTTTGGCGTGTCATTGTTGGTTACTTTTATAAAACTTCCATTTGTTCCAATTCAAACAATAAATGATGTGCAGGTATTATTGTTTACACTATTAGTAAATATGTCTTTCGCAGTATTGTTTTATACTTATTTGGGGCATTGGACAATAGATAAGTTATTTGAGAAGTTAAAAGGAAAGGTAGAATCTGATTTGAATAATAAAGTCAAATCTGATGCGGGTTTAGATGATGTTCCCGAACAATTTGTTGAGAAAAAGCAATAAAAATTGATAACGATTTTATATTTATATAAAAAGACACGGAGATAATAATGAATAAATTCCTATTAATTTTTAGTTTACTTACGATTAGTGTTTTTTCTCAATCCGAAGTGGTTCCTGTTAGAATAGTAGATGCTGACGGAATACCAACAAATACAGTAATAGTATCATCGACAAATGCGTTTACTGCCGTTGGTGGTGCGATAAGACAAACACTTACTACTGATTCTGTTGAAGTGAATGCAGTTGGAACTACATGGTGTACAATCACGGTCTTTGCAGACAATGATAGTTTACAAATATCACAATATAGTAGTTTTGCAAGTCCAAGATTGGTATTGCCATATGGAGTTGCGGGTTTTTATCGGTTTAATCCCGTAACATTTCCAAAAGTTTATATTAAAAGATATAAATCTTCTTGGATTAGTGGAGAAAGTTCTTCTATTACATTCGACTGGTCTGCCGAAGGAAATTAAATGAATATTGATGAATTGCGTGCAGCATTTATTCCAGGAAATATTATTAGATCATCTTATTTAGTTGATCTAATTAATTTAATTCCCTATACATATTCGGTATTATTAACACAAACTTCTACAAATGCTCCAGTTGTAACAGTTTCTCACAATAGTTTAACGAGTACAGTTACATCTAGCTATGTTAGTGTAGGAAATTATAAATTAAGTGTTGATGGAGGTTTTGACACATCAAAAACACATTTATCAATTCCAATAGGCGTTTCGATGTATATGTCACCAAATTATGTTGCAATTACTTATGATACAGATAATAATATATTAATTCAAACGTGGAGCGCCAGTGCTGATTTATCTAATGGTGTGCTGGTGAACTTTCCATTTGAACTTAAAATTTTTAATTAGGATAAATATATGAAAATATTTAAATTATTTTTGATCTCAATGATTTTAACTATAGGAACTTTCGGACAAGGTACTGGTGGATTATTAACACCTAGTTTGTGGCGCGCAAGTGTAACGAACGAAGTAGATGTTGCAAACCCTTTGCATAGTTTAAGGATAAGCAGAGACATACAAGGGCTTGTACATGGCAATAATTGTACTATGTCGGGGAGTAATTCTTGGGTTGATGGATTTTCTGCTAATCCTTTATCATTTGATATTAATACTACAGTTGCTGGCAAGATGTATCTAAATTTTTCCGGGTCTGGTTCGCAAGCGGTTAAACTTGCAAATATATATACCAATTTGGACACGATAAACGTAAAATTCAGAGCAAGACTGAATAGTGGGACAACTATTGCATTGAGAATTTGCACGAACTTCGCAACATCGCCGGTATCTTCTTTCTCATTCACTCCAACAGCGCAAGAATTAGAATATACAGGACAGATAATAGGTGCATCTAATATGACTGATATATTCATCATGGTTATTTCGGCAAGTAATACCGGGGGGAACGTAGAGATAGATGATTTTGAGGCTTACAAAACAACATCTACAAGTTCATATCCCAACGAATATAAGATAGTTGACCTCACGAAAAGAACTGTTGACTTAGAAACAAATAATACTGAGTTATTTTCATACACTGGTAAAAAAGCAAATTCGGAAATGAATACTAATGTCACGGATTGGAAATTATATCTTGGGGCTGTTGCATTTGATGTTAATACAACTATACCTGGTAAGATGTATTTACCGTTTACATCCAACAACCAAGCCGTTTATTTGACGGATATATTAACAAGTGGACAATCATATCAAGTAAGATTAAAAGCCAGATTGAATAGTGGGACAGCAACGAGTTTAAGAATAGGGAAATTCGTGTCAAGTGGTTCTACTGGGATGTATTTTGATATTACCCCAAGTTCAACAGAAAAAGAATATTGGGGGACTTTAACCTCTATAGATGTAACACTTTTCTCAATAGGTGTTTTAGACGCAAACAACAACGGCAGCGACTATGAAATAGACGATGTAAGGATTTACAAAGACAACGAACTTATTTACCGACTTGCAAAAACAGAAAACGTAACTGATGGAGTTACATCAGCACATTCTGCAAACACATCTGATTTTTTACAGTCTCTATCGTTGTATGATAAACCATTAACTACTATGGTTGTATTTGGAAATTCTTTAATGGCGAACAATTATGGCGGAACAATCGCTGGAGATATAAACACTATCCCCCCAAGATTAGTACCTAACAATATACCAAGACGCATTTATGATTATCTGAATACAAACTATTCTCCAATTGCTTATCGTGGTTTAACCCATGCAAATTGGACGCTTACGGGGTCTTGGGCGTTTTATGATTCATCAAAAATATTTGACCCCGATTATGGTGCTTCAACAAGTTCATATTTATATACATCTACAAAACTCGATTCTGCATCTATCGTACTCGGAGATACGGTTACAGCATTTAGTTTAATTGTTTATCGTAATGATTCACTTTCCACGACTTACTTCACTGATTCTTTGTTGGTGTATGTGAACGATACCTTATATTCTGTTAATAGTACTTACCATGCAGATTATAATTCCGCGGATAGAGGCAACCCTTATTGGCTTATTACATTTGATAGTTTATCAACTGCAATAACTAAATGGGTGCGGATAGTCAATGGTGGTTACAACGAGATAGTTGCTTTATGGGGCATCGCTTATTGGGACGGGAACGGTTTTATGCTATTTAATTCTGCTCATGGGGGGCATACAATGGCAGAGTTAATCTCTCATGGTCATTTCCAAGCGCAAGTACTGGACAACAATCCCGATGCAGTGCTTTTGGAAATACCGCTAATGAATGAAACGGCACACACAACATCGCCTTTATCTGTCCAATCGTTGATAACTATTTGTGACAGTCTGAAAAATAAAGATGTGGCGTTCATGTCAACTAACCCGATGGGGAAAGTTGGTGCTGGGACAAATTATTATACACTTTATCCAGGGCAAGAGGCAAGGAATGATTCTCTTAGGGCAATTGTAATACAAAAAGGGAAACCTTATATAGATGTTTTCCACTATTTCAAATTAAAAACAGCAAATCGAGGTGGAACTCTTGATAATGGGGATGCCGGTTTCTGGACTTCTGACGGACAACATCCGAACACTGCTGGTGCTTTGGAATGGTTTAATTTTATTAAATCTGCATTTTTAATAAATAAACCAATTACGTTCTAAAATTTAGTAAAGGAAGAATATGTGGCAAGTGAATTATATTTATATAAAAGATAAAGATAGGAAAAACTAATGGAAGTATATAATACTAACAATATTGGCAATATAATGTATTTGGATGATGTATCGTCTCCTACATTATCGGCAAGTTTAACGGCATCACAGGTAGTATCGGTAGATGCTAGATTTAGCATAACATTAGATGGTGCAAGTTCGTGTACTTCATATATAGTACAGGTAACAAATTGTAATCCATTTTTGTCATATAATAAAGTGTTAGTGGCAGATAATCCAGCATTTGAGTCTAGTTGGGTACAATTAACTAGGTTTGATACTAATGGATTTGCATATTCAATTGGTTTTTATAGATTAGTTAGAATAGTAAACACTGGTGGATTTGAAGCCGGAGTAAAAGCATATGTATTTTCAGAAAAACAGATACCGTCTATACATTAATAATTTGGAGATGTCTATTGGAAACTGTTCACATCATTCTCTATACTATCGGTGCGATTGTAACGGTTGGCGGAGTTGTAGCTGGTTTTATTTACAAAATAAATAAGGCCAGAGAAGATTCTATAAAAGAAAGCAAAGAGAAACTTGAAGAAACTGAAAAATATATTAATGAGGATATAAAAGATTTGGAAAATAAATTTACTGATTTTGTCAAGTCAACTTATTTGAGTGCGGAATATGTTAATAAAAGATTGTTAGACCTTGATTTGTGGAGAAAAGAAATTAACGGACAGATAAAATTGGTAGGCTCTGAATTACAACATACTAATAAATTAATAGAAGTTCAATCAGAACAATTAAAAACATTAACAACATCGAACAATTCACTAGTTACGTCTATAGCAGTTATAGCCGAAGTTATTAATAAAAAAATAAATTTAGGAGAAAGTAGTCATGTGTAGAATTGTTCATTTAGATGACTCTAATTATTATCCATTATTATTTAAGAAAGTTATAAAAGATAATAAATATTTATACTTTGATAAGATCGATGAAATGATGGATGTTATAAGAGAAAATGATGTGGTTGTGTTAGACTTTTTATTGGGCAGTAATGAGGTACGAAACGGGTTAGATGTTGCAATTGAAATTAAAAAACGGTTTGGAAATCTCGTAAAAGTAATATTTTTCTCAGCATTTTTATTTAAAGATAGTAATCACGTTAAAGATATAAGAAAATATTCAGATGGTATTATTAATAAAGGCGAGATTAATGAATTAAGCAATTTAATAGAAGGACTTGAAAAATGAAAAATATTGAAAACATAAGTAAATTGAGTAAATATATTAACGATGCAGTTTATGTAATTCACGAAATGATACCAAAGAAAGTATCAAATGGTAGTTATGAAGACATTGATTTTAACTCACTAAAAATAGAAGATATATTATTTAATATACCCGCAAATACTCCACTTACATTAAGATATTATCCTTGTGATGATGACAATGAAATAATGGCGGAGTTCGTACAAAACGAATATTCTATGTTTAAGGGTGATGCACAAATCATCTCTGGTTTAGAATTTAAGATTGCAACTATTTTGAAATCCGCAAAAGAATTATTAACCGGTGATAGCATTAAAATAGAATCTGAAAAGATGCACGAGAATGTTTATAGAGATAACTTTTCACAAAATGGTAAAGTTAGAACTGTTGCAACAATGATGTATAAGATAAAATTTAGTTAAATATGTCAACAAATATTAAAATAATTGATAAAAAAGCAAAAGATTTTGTTAATAGTATAAAAAAAGATGATAAGTTATTTGATTTTAAATCTGCATTAAAACGATTCACAAAGACCATAAATCAAAATAAAGAATCATTATTAAAATAGAATTACATGATTGAAAATATTGAAAAATTTAATAATAATCCATATCTATTTATACAATATAAAAAATATGATTATAAATTCGGAGAAGTTGATCTAATTTCTTCCGCATCAATATTTGGAAACTCTCAGTTAATGTTTGGGCTATTCTACAATGAAGTAAAAACGGTTAATAAAACCTCGTTAAAATTAACTGATTATATGTATATCCGACCAGAATTACGATCCAACAAAACACGCTTTGCCACAGCACACAATCCCAACATCAATACTGTTAATGTAGTTTCACCCGTTACATTTTTTGATACTGCTATTTTTGACATATCACTTTTTGAGTAAAAATAAATTGAAAAAAGTTTGAGAAAAACGCAAAAATCTGAAAAAATGTTGTGTGTTTTTTATATTTATATAAAAATGATAATGTTGTACATCAAGGAAAACATAATGAAGACTAAAATAATCCGAACCTATTCTATCGAAAAAGAATTATTCGAAGAGTTTAAAAAGATTGCGGAAAAACGATCAATAAACATTTCAAAATTCATATCAAAAAAAATTAGTGAGTTAATAGAAGAAGATGTTGGGAGAACAGGTATTTCTGATTATATCGAACAGAAAGTTCAAAAAGCGAAAGAAGAGATTGTTTTATTTGGAGTATTACAAAAAGTAGAAGATACTACACATACTGGTAGAATTTATCCTAAAGATGTTTTTGATAAAGAATTAGATTTATCCGAAGAAAAGGAACGAGTAATAAAATCATTGTTGAGTAAGGATTTAAATAGTGAATTAAATAGTGAATTAAATAATATAGATAGAGGTACTGATGCTTAATTTTAATTATAAAAATGAAGAAGAAAGAAGTTTACTAAAAAAACATTTTATTCAAAATGTTATTGATGTTGATGAATTAAATAAAAATGGTAAAAAAACTATTTTATGGAGTTCACCTTCAGAAACTGGTACATCAACCTTCAGGTTGTTACTTCCGATGTTTGCATTGGCGGAAAAATATTCAGACAAATACAATCTTCTATATCTAGAAGAAGAAAACTTTCCAATATCATTATTACAAAAAATAGATATATGGATTCAACATAGAGCGGGGGATACCCATGCAAATTTTCTGCGTATGTTAAAATCCTTTCCAATAGATAGTAGGTTTGTACTTTCAGTTCACGATGTTGATGATGACGAAGTAAATCTTCCGGCAAATCATCCAATGAGAGATTTGTGGTATTATCATGGTAAAGATAAAAAAGCACAATATCAACTTGCAAATGTAAATTGTGTTTCAACACCATCAAGAGAACTTAAAAAAGAGTTTATGAAATATCAGAAATTAGAAAATATTAAAATATTTAGAAATACTTTTAATTGGAATTTACCACAATGGAAAATAGAAAAACCCGTAAATGAAAAAGTTACTATTGGTTGGGCGGGATTAACTTCACACTTAGGCGACCTACAAAAGATGTCTAAAATAATGAAAGTAATACACGATAAATATCCATTGGTGAATTTCAAAATAGCCGGTGTTACAGATAAAGATGAATTTTATGAATTTGAAAAAGATGCTAATGGTAATGTAACACCAAGAAAGAAAAATATTACCGATGAAAAACAAACATATAAATATAGAGTAAAAGAATTATTCAAAGACTTCCAATCTGATAGAATAGAATTTCTAGGCACATTGCCAATTTCAGAATATGCAAGGTTCTATACAATGTGGGATATTAATTTAGTTTATATCGAACATAATAAATTTAATAAATCAAAGAGTGAAATAAAATCTGTAGAAGCCGCTTTTTATCAATGTGTAAACGTACAGTCAGACTTCGGCCCCTATGCAGATTATGTATCGGCAATGCCGGCAAATATAAAACAAACTCATTTAAAATATTGTGCATGTAGAACAGAAAATGTTCAAGAATGGGTAGATAAGATTTCATTTTGGGTAGAGAATTGGAATACCGATATGAGAAAAGAATTAGTAGAACAAACACACAGTTGGGTAAAAGAATATTATGATGTGTTTAATCAAATCGACGAAAGAGTAGAATGGTTGGAAAGTAATTATGAAAAATTTAAGAAATAAAATATTTAGTTTTATGTGGAGAAAGTGGTTGAAAGATTATACGGTGATTAAAATTACTGGGTGGAGAAGCTGCCTAGCTGATTATAAAGGCAGTCAAAGAGTAAGAATGACTTTTTTGTTCGGTAAAGAAAAATAATGAAGTTGACAGTACTCTCATATATCTTTCTAAACTTACCAATGTATAGAAAATTAGAAATAGCTAGAGATTTACATATAGTAGTAGAAACATCTGATAGTAATATTTTAATCACACAAAGAATATTTAGAAAAATTATTGAACTAAATTTAATTGAAGAACTGGAAAAGAAAATATGAATTGTTGTATCTGTTCATTGCCGATAATAGATAACACATTTACTATCAAAACAATAGCCGGGAAGTCTATATTTTATCATAATAAATGTAACGATGAAGTACAATCTATAATGGACGAAGATGAAACATTGATTGAAAAAAAGGGAGGAATTCATTTTATTTTTACAGATGAAGAAATTAGTTTGGGAGAAATTGATGAAACAGATAGTAATATTGGTGTGTAAGTTTAATTAGTGAATTGTGTAGAAAGTTATTGTTGTGTAATAAAAAGTTAATTTAATTAGTGAATTGTGTGGGAAGTTATTGTATATGTAATAAAAAGTTAATTTAATTAGTGAATTTAAATGGCAGATGAAATAGAAGAAATACCGGAAGAAAATACGAGTGCTTCGGAGCTTCCCAAGAAAAAAGGGCCGAGAACTAAAAAACAGATAATCGAAGAATTGATGGAACTTCGGAAAGATTATACTCTCTTCATCGAGAAATATGGCCGAATCAGAACTGTTATTGGATTACGCCCAATTAGAATGTACGATTATCAAAAGAAGATTATGAAAAATTTGCAGAAGGGTAATTTTAATATTATTTTAAAAGCGAGGCAAACAGGAGTATCAACTATAGTTGCTATGTATCTTGGATGTTTTTGTATGTTTAATTCTGAACGTGATATTTTAGTAATTGCTATTGATGAAAAGACTGCTAAAGAATTGGTATTGAAAATAAAAACATTTATAAATAATTTGCCATCGTTTATTAAACCCGTTATTAACAATCCCAGAAACAAAGAATCAATTGAATTTGCAAACGGATCAAGAATAATGGCATCAACATCAACGGGGCACGCGGGAAGATCGTTCGCAAGTTCTTTCCTTGTGATTGACGAATGTGCGTTTATCGAAAAAGCGGACGAATTATATACTGCGGCCTATCCTAGCCTCAGTCAAGGGGGCAAATGCATTATCATTTCAACTCCAAATTCAACCGGAAACTTATTCCACGATTTGTGGGAAGGTGCTGAAAATGGTGATAATGAATTTATTCCGACAAAAGTATATTGGTACGAAGTTCCTGGTCGCGATGAACGTTGGAAACGTACAGCATTATCTAATTTGAGAAATGATATTAACAAGTTCAACCAGGAATTTAACTGTAGCTTCCTAACAACATCAAATTCAGTGGTAAGATTAGAAAAAGTTTATGCTATGCTTAAAAGAAATCACGATAGAAAAATAGAACCAATAGAAAATTTCAAAACAATCAATGGCAATATTTATGAAAAATTTCATTGCTATGAAGCACCAGTTCCAAATAAAATATATCTATTAGCGGGCGATACCGCAGAAGGTTTGGGAGAAGACAGAGATGCTAGTGCACTTGTTATTTTCGATGTAATTGATAACAAGGTAATTGCAGATTTTGAGAGTAAAGACCTGAACGAAAAGGAATTTGCTAGAGTAGTAGAGGACATCGGAAAAACATTCAACAATGCACTAGTTATATTAGAATTGCGAAGCACAGGTGCACAAGTTGCACAATATTTAATTGATTGGAAATATCCTAACATATTTTGGATTGATAGAACAATGAGCTTGTTAGTTGATCCATATAGTAGCATTCAAATGCCATCGCAGTATGCTGACAAAGAAAAGAATCTCATTCCAGGCTTCAAGACAAACCCTCAAAATAAAATTAAAATTATTGGTGAAATGAAAAATGCTATTGAGAACGATGAAATTATAGAGATTTATAGCAATAGACTATTGGAGCAGTTAAAAACCTATGTGAATAAATCTGGCAGTACAGGGTTGCCAAAGTATGGAGCACAAGGTAAAAATAACGATGATATTGTGATGTGTTTCGGAATCGGCTACTTCATAAAGAAGTTCACCGGGAAGATAATAGAAAACAATAATACATTGACGGAGCAAATACTCACTTATTTTCAGCACACAAGTCAAGATATGGGTGATTCTAAATTATTAACACAAACATCTGCCTTTTCTCCAGTTTATAAGATGAGTAAGTTTAATAAGAAACCAAACCCCTATGAATATGGAACACTTGGAGATTTACGACAATTTTTAGATTAATGTTGATTTTTGAACAAAATAATGGTTGATTTTTATATTTATATAAAAGATAGATGGAGTTAATAAATGCCAGACCTTATACCAGTAAATAATGTGTTAGTAAGAAAAAAAAGAGCTAAAAAAGATTTAGATAGAGTCTTTAAAGCACCTTTTCTTAGAAAGTTTAGACCTATTGTTAAAACTGGTACATTAAATTATAATAGTTCTGTTGGTTATGGAAGTTTTAATAAAGTCTCATCTCAATTACAATCTCTCGGATTTAACCCACTAGTTGATAGATACCAACGTTATAGTGAATATGACGCTAGTTGTTATACTGCCGAGATATTAGCGGCGATTGACATTTATGCTGATTATTCAACAACTAAGTTCATTACCAATGATGTAATTCAGATAAATACTGAAGATGGTAATATGAAAACTGAATTAGAAAATCTATATTTTAATACATTAAATCTGAATAACTCATTGTGGGGTTGGGTTAGAGATATGTTAAAATATGGAGATAACTTTCTATTGTTAGATTTACAAGTAGATGTTGGTGTTGGTGGAATATTACCATTAAGTGTTTATGAAGTTGAGAGAGTTGAAGATGTATTGGATACTGAAAATCCCATTAAATTTATAATGGCAAACTCTCAAAATATTGAGTTTTCCATTTGGGATATGGTACATTTTAGAATGTTAAGTGAACAATCATTTAGACCTTATGGATATAGTATAATTGAACCTGTTCGTAGATATTGGAGAAGTCTAACTATGTTAGAAGATTCTCTTATGATATATCGGATCGTAAGAAGTCCTGAGAGACGTGTTTTCTATATTGATGTTGCCGGATTGCCCGCAGAATCAGTTGAATCTTATGTAAAAGAAGTTGTTTCTGGAATGAAAAATACTCCATTAGATGCTAGTAATGATAACAACTTAGATTTTAGATTAGAACCTTTGTCAATGTTAGATGATATTGTTATTCCGGTACGTGGAAAAGAAACGGGCACTCGTATAGATGTTCTCAAATCTAATACATGGGAAAATAGCTTAGAAGATATACGATATATTCAAAGAAAATTAGTTACGGCGATGAAAATACCCGCTAGATATTTAGGCTTAGATCAAGAAAACAAATCTGATTTGAAAAACGCTGCTGCACAGGAAGATATAGCTTTTTCTAGAGTAATTGAACGTATTCAATCTATGGTAGTTATAGAACTTAAAAAGATTGGAATTATCCATTTAATATTAAAAGGTTATGATCCAGATGAAGCCGATAGATTTGATATTGCTATGAAAAATCCATCATCAGCTTCCGAAATGGAGAAATTAGAAGTTGTTAAAGAGAAATTTGGTATTGCCAGTGATATATTAGATAGTAAACTTGCGGATACAGATTGGGTATATCAAAATATATTAAACTTCACGAGAGATGAAGTTCAATTATTGCAAGAAGGACTTAAAACCGACTTTGACTTTATGGCAAAACTTAAAGCGAAGAGTGATGTATTGTTAAAGAAATATACACAAGAATATCAAAAGAAGTATAACATAGAATTGCCTGCTGACGGAATGGCAATGGGTGCTGGTGGACAACAAAATCAAGAAGAGCCTAAAGATGTGCAAAAAGAATACAAATCAACATCGTTGGGTGGTGATAGTTCAGTAACACACCGGTTACAAGCCAAAGGAGGTTCGGGTTCAAGTGTTATTTTAAAACCTTTTGAGAGTAAAGATGCTTTCATTGAAAAACGAAAGAAGAATAGTACATTGCTCAACGAAGATGTTAGTAATTCACTACTTAAAATGATCCGTCAAAACGAAAAAACAGTTTCTGAAATTCACTCAATATAACAAATATTTATGGTAGAATTATATTTATATAAAATGACAATTCCTCAATTTGTGGAGAACTTAATTGAAATTAGTGCATAATAAAAAGAGTAATTTAGGATTAATTTTTGAATATACCATTCAAGAATTAGTAGAGAGTATTATTCTTAAAAAAGACGATAAAAAGAAGAATTTACTAAAAATAATTAGGAAATACTTCTTTGAGAACAAATACTTGTCGGAGGAATTTTCATTAGTTTCTTCTTTTTTAAATGCAGATTATAAAGATAAAGAGTTGGCTAAAAAGTTTATAATTGAGGCATTGAAAGATGTTGAAAAATTAAAAAGTACAATAACAGAACGTAAAAAAGCAAAACAAAATTTACTATCTGATATTTATAAAATAGTAGATAAAGAATCATTTTTCAATCATGTTATAGAAAATTATAATACTTATTCTACAATTAACTTAATAGTAGATTATTATACAGAAAATAGAAAATTAAGTGAAATATCAACTGTTGTTGAATTGGAAAACAAATTGTTAGAACATATAACTAATAATAAAATTAAATTGTTGAACAAAGATTATTATGAAAAAACTATTTTAGAAAACATTTCAAAAGAAGAAATACCTTTAAGTGAATATGATAATATTCTGGCTTTAATTAATTTTAAACAAACTTTTCTTAATAAATTAACACCAATACAAAAAGAAATTGTAGAACATTATATAGTAACGGGAACAAAAGATATATTTATCAATAAATTGAATAAACATTTCAAAACAAATTATAATATACTTAGAGCTAATTATAACAATGAGAAAAATCAAACTACAAAGAATAGTTTAAAAGAAGCATTGAATTTATTTTATAAAAAGTATACTGAATCTGGTGTTGTAGAAGACAAAATGAAAATAGTATTAGATAGTTTTTCATTAATAGACCATGAGGAATCTAATGGAATATCGAGTGATAAATAATTGGAACGATTTGTTTAAAAAAGGAAAACCAATTAGATTTGCTAAAATGATGGAACAGTTGGAAGGCGAGATCAAGAAAGAAATGTCTGGAGATGCTGGTGTTGCGGGATTTGCCGCACCTCTTGGTGGTGATATTAAGAAAAAGAAACTAACTAAAGAAGCAGACAATGAAGATGATTATATCGGTAAAGATGAATTTGAAGGAAAGAATGTAACTGTGAGCAAAGCATATCGTGGTGAATTTAAGGGTTATACGATAATGATACAACACAATTCAGATAAGGAATTTTTTAATAATGACGATGTTATTGGCAAAATAGTGAATTTCATAGATAATTTAGAATAACAAATAATAAGGTGCGACAATGGAACAAGAAACAAAAAAATCAATACATTCTAAAATGATTTTAGTTTATTATATAAATGTTGATGGGATTTTATCTACAGATATTGAAACATATATAGCTGATGTTAAGAAGAATATTACGTTGGGTGAGAAATATGATGATCTTGTAGAATTATTTGTTCCGATTAAAGGACAACCAACTAAAATTGAACGTATTCCTTAATAAGAATTAATAGAGAAAAAATATGGAAGAAACAGTTAAAGTACCACAATTATTAGTTGATAATATATCTTTTTTTGATATATCACCGGATTTTGTTGATAAAGATCAGAACGGTGTGGGAAAAGAAGATGGGTTTATAACCTTAACTGGTATTTTACAAAGAGCAAATGTTCCAAATCAAAATAGAAGAATTTATCCAAAATGGATTTTGGAAAGAGAAGTTAATAAATTATTACCATTGGTTAGAGATAATCAGATTGTATCCGCCATAGATCACCCGGATTCCAGTATTGTAGAATTTGATAGAGCGTGTGCTTTGGTTAAAGATATGTGGTGGAATGGCGACGATGTAATGGGAAGATTACAAATTATCAAAGGACACCCATCTGGAGATAAAGTATTGGCTTTAATTAAAAACAAAGTTAAAGTTGGAATTTCAAGCCGAGGTTTAGGATCAACTATACCCGCACTTGAATTTGAAGAATATAGACACTATGGTGAAGGATATGATGTAGTAGATGAGGATTTTAATTTAATTACTTTTGATATAGTAAACAACCCATCAACCCACGGCGCATTTTTAGTTACGGAACAATTGTTGACAGAATGGAATAACAACTATCTAATTAAAAATCCAAAAGAAACAATGTTTCAAAAAAATATTAAATATTTTATAAACAAATATAAATAGAAGGTACTATGGCTAAGAAATTACCAGGCAATATTAACTTAAATGAAGCAATGATGAAAAATGTAAACATTATTGTAGAGAGTATAATGGAAGGAATCTTCCCAGTTATAAAACAATATATTGATCAAAGATTTCAACAATTAGAAGCACAGAAGATAAATCCAATTTCTATAAAAGAAACGGTTCAATCATCTGCCAAAAGAATATTTGATGCTGAAGGTGTTGGGAAAGAACATTATTCTAATATTGGTGGTGGGATATTAAAAGAAAAGACTGGTGATATTTGGGACGATGTTCCAGATATTTCTAATCAATATGGAAATACACCCAATCCACAAATCAGTGATATTTTACCCGAAGATATTTTTAATAAAGTAAGCAAAATGGCTAGTGGTGAGATTCCAATGAACACAAATCCAGTTCCAAAATTAGAACAACTGGACTATAGTGCGTTTTTATAGTAGAGAAATAAAATGAAAATATCAAAAGAAAAAGCTAAAGAAATAGGTAACTTGTTAAAAGTTGATTGGAATAAAATACCAATAGAAGCATTTACTAAAGGCATTAATGTTGAACGAGAACATAAGAGTTTAGATAAAACACCTGATACAACTACAGATAAAGACCTTAAAATATTTGGAAAAATTTGTTTAGATCATCTTAGAGAGAATATAAAATATTATGATGAACTTGCGAAAATGGAAAAGAAATTGAAAAAAAATGAAAGTAAAGTAGAAAGATTGATTAATAATATTGTTAAACTACTTCGAGAGGTTATTGATGAAGACTTTGCGAATAAATTACAGTACGAAGTAAACAAAGAAAATCCTAAATATGAAAAAGCATTTAATGGTGCACTAGGTAAATTCAAGGTTGATAGTCCAGATCAATTGAAAAGCGATAAAGAAAAGAATGAGTTTTTTTCCTATGTAGAAAGTTGTATGAGTGAGGCTGATGAAACCGTTAATGAAGACGATGAAGATGATAAGAAAAAGAAAGATGATGAAAAACAATTTGGTGGCGCTAAGTTTATGAAAAAGCATACTGATAGTAGAGGTGATTCTTCTTTTGGTGGGGCAAATACAAGTGCACCAGGATTATCTACGGGAGTGGCAGACCGCGGCTATGCCGCCACACCTTACGCCAATTTTGGAAGTCAAGGAAGCGCAGAATATCAAGGTACGAGAAATACAAAAGATGTTGGACAAAAACGTGCAGAGATAGAAAAGAAAAAAGATAAAAAGAAATTAACTAAATAAAAATTAATCACACAATCATATAGGTAGAAATTGATAGTAGTAAAACCAAGAGCACCAGTAAAAGGAAAAGATATTAAAGGAATTGAAATGTTGTTAAAAACTTTTAAAAGAAAAGTTAAAGACTCTCGACTTATGGTTGACCTAGCAGAAAGACAATACTTCACGAAGAAGTCAGCTAGGAAAAGAAATAAAAAAGCCGTAGCAGTTTATAGAAACAACATAGAAGTAAATAAACAAAAAGAATTTGATAGATAGGAAAACAAAATGAATTTAAATTTATTTTTACTAATAGCATCAGCAGTGTGTTTTTTTCTTGAAGTAATAAACGTACAACATGTAAAGTGGCTAGCCTTGGGTGCGTTATTTTTTGTACTATCATTAATTTTTAAATAAAATGTTAATATTCATTTTATATTTAATTTTAATAGGATTTTTTAATGCAATTATGGATGTGTTAAAAGATGCTTTTGATATTTCTATATTTAAAAATTGGAATAAGAAATTTTGGAATCCTAATATTTCGTTTCGCAATAAATGGAAATATGATCAAAACGGATTAAAAGTTGGTGAAAAATTCAAAGGTTCAAGTACAGTATTTGTAATGTTTACAGATGGTTGGCATATAGCTAAATTTTTTATGTGGGTATTCGTAATACTATCAATGATAAGTTATCAACCAATATTTGATAATGTTATTTTGAACGGTGTTTGTATTTATACAATTATTACCGTTACATTTGAGAGTTGTTATAGATTGTTTAAAAATAAAAACTTATTTAGTGGAAAATAAAATGGACGAAAAAGAATTAAAAAAAGAATATCTAAAATATTCAAAGGAAGAATTAATTGATATGTTATTGAAAGCTAAAAAACAAAAACACGTATTAGTAACTAGCAAAGATTCTTACATAGAAGTAAGTCCATCTAGACGTGATTATGTTTATTATAATAACGATGAAAATTATATACTTTCAATTAGTTAAATGGAAATTACTATGAATAAGAAATTAATGCAACAAATGATATTAGAATCGATAGTTAAAGAATCAAAAGCATCGGAACTTGCAAAGGTGAATAACCTGCGTTATTTGGGATATGGAAAATATTCTAGTGATGATGGAACTATTTATAAAAGTGATGGTGAAAATTTGATCCCGCAAGAACCCGCAGAAAAAAAAGAAACACCGAAACAATCATTCTTTGAAAAGTTAGCCAAGAAAGTAAACAATGTTACACAAAATACTAATTCAGCACAAGCAATAATTGATAAGTTTGTAGAAGCATTACCCCAAGATAAAAAATATGCTAACGATAAAGCACTTTCTGCTATAATTAAAAATACCATGCAATTTTTAATTCCAAAAATACAAAGGGCATTTCAAAATAAAGAGTTTAGAGTAAAACTAAAAATATCATATTTTAAACACTTGGAAAATATCGAAGAAATTCCAGTTCAACAGCAACCACAACAAAATGCACCAAAGCCTAACAACAATCAAAAACCTATGACACAACCAATGCAATTGTCTAAGGGTCAACAAATGCAACAGGGACAAAGTGTTCCACAATAATTATCAATATATAGGTTGAAAAATTCACTAATTAATCAACCTATATATTGTCAAATTCACTAATTAGAAAAAAATTAATTATATACTAACTCCACATTCAACTTCAATGTGGCATTAAGATACTTTTTAACTCACTAAGTAAAAATCTATTAATTTTTCTTTGGACATATCTATAGACATTTTGTCCATAGCTGTATAATATCTGTTAGTTTTCGTAAGCATTGGACAAACTATTTGGTGAAAATCATTTATTTATTGTAAAAAACGTTTATTGACAAGCATAATTAGTGAAAATGTTATAAATCTACCTAAAAACCTATCAAAAACCAAAAATAACTGCATAAAAATGAAGTTTTTTTTCTAAAACGACAAAAAATTTATATTTATATAAAAAGAAAACATTTTCTTTTAAATTTTAATATTAATTGGAGAAGAAACATGAGTGATACTCAAAATTTGGTTGAAGAGTCTGTAAAGCTAGCTAAAAAACTTACAGAAGCCTCTAACAAAACCGCATTAAATTTTATTACAAACATCGTTAAAGAAGGTCTAGTTGCTTCATTGAATGAAGATTTATCTTTCGATGCTGGTGGAACACCAAGTGGATTTGATATTGACGGTAAACAAAAACGTCTTAAAGGTGTTGGCGATTCTTTAGAAAATAAAGGTGACGGCCCAGCGATAATTGAGGGCGATGAACCTCCGGCGGAAGCTACTCTTGCTTTAGAAGTTGATGACGACGAAAAAGAAGGCGAAGAAGATGAAAAAGAAGAGAATGAAGCTATGCAAATGCCACCTGCTGCTGCACCAAAAGCCAATGATAAACAAGATGGCGAAGATGATGATCTCGACTTAGATTTGAACTCTACTTTTTCCGAAGAGAAAGAAGATGAAAAAGAAAAGAAAGACGATAAAGACGACGAAAAGAAAGATAATCCTTTCTTGAAAAAAGAAAATGTTTCTTTAAAGAAACAATTAGCTCAATTAAAGAAAGAAAATACGTCTTTATTTAAATCTCTCCAATTTGTTAAGTCAAAATTAGAAGAGACTGCACTGATCAATCAGAAAATGGGATATATGAATTCTATTTTTAGTGCTTATCCTCAAATGAGTGCTCAGAATAAAAAGAAAATTGCTGAAAACTTTGATAAATGCAACACTATTACTAATGTAAATTTAGTTTACGAAACAGTAGTTAATTTTTTGAAAACAAATTCAAAAAGACAAAGTGTAACAGCACCTATTACTACAAGAGCAAAACAAATTGTTGAAGCTGCTCAGAAAAATCAAACAGTTGCTAAGAACGAACAGGCAAGTGCGATTAACGAACAATATGATCGTATGTCACAAATGGCCGGTTTAAACGATTAAGAAACTTGTAAAGAATAAAGGAGAAAACAAATGAGTGATTCATTAGCATTGCTAAAAACCTTGACTGAAGATAGTCAGGCATACATGATGAACCAAAAAGTCATAAGACAAAGATTGGTTCAGAAATGGAAAAAAACAAAGTTGTTAGAAAAATTAGATGTAAACAGACAGCAAAATATGGCTGTTATGTTGGAAAACGAAGCCCAGGCATTGAATGGTATGCTTAACGAAGCTACTTTTAATAGTGCTGTTGCGGGTTTTTCAAAGATCGCGTTTCCATTAGTTCGTAGAGTATTTGCAAATCTTATTGCAGATAAAATCGTTGCTATTCAACCGATGAGCTTACCTTCGGGACTTTTGTTCTACTTGGATTTCAAATACGAATCAAGTACAGCAAAACCACCTTATGCTGCTGACGGAAGTGTTTATGGTACTTTATCTTATGCTGGTAATACTAAATTAGAAGGACTTGGTGCTCAATTAGCCGACGGTGGATTCTATGGTTTGAACGCATCGTATGGATATAGAAAATTTAGAAGTGGTACTTCAATTTCAGCTAATACTTGGTCTGGCGCTACTACTGCCGCTGGTACAGCAGATTGGGTTTCTTCTTTCGTTGATGAAGATGGAACTACTAAAACAGCACAACGTTATGAATTTTCTTTTGGAACTAACATTACCGCAGTTGATTTGTCTAATCTTAGACAATTTGTGGTTGTTCCTACATCAACTATTAGTAATGACACTGGTGCTACCCATTTGGGCTTCCAGGGTGTTGCTACAGCATCTACTGCTTTCCCAATTCTAAGAGGTGAGACTTCATTAAGTGGTGCTCAAATTGATTTGTCGTTGAAAACTTTAACATCATCTAAATTGGCTGTTTGGTCAGTTAGTGGTGCTTTGGTTGGAACTTCAGATACTTTGACTGGTGCTGAAATGTTATTTATCGCTTCTACTAATGTTGATACAAGATCAGAATTTGAAGCTGTTGCTCAGATTCCTGAAATCAACTTAGAAATTAAGAAAGTTAGTGTAAATGCTCAAGAAAGAAAATTGAAAACAAAATGGACACCTGAAATGGCTCAGGACATTAACGCTTATTATGGTCTTGATGCAGAATTAGAATTGACAAAAATTCTTTCTGAACAAATCATCACTGATATTGATCGTGAAATTCTTTCTGATCTTATCACTGCTGCTCATTTCAGAGACGTTTGGTCAAGAAAAATCGGTAAATATGTTACTTTGAATGCCGCTAATCAAGTTACAACCAATACCACAAATTCTGATATTTTAGGATTTGGAGCTGGTTCTAATGGAGCAGGCCCGGTATTTAGAGGAACTCAAAAAGAATGGTATCAGACTTTGATTGAGAAGATCAATAAAATGTCATACAACATCTTCAAAGCAGTTTTAAGAGGACGTGCTAACTTTATCGTTACATCAACGACAGTTGCGGGAATGCTTGAGTCAACAGAAGATTATCGTATGGATATTGATGTCAACAAAGTAACTGGTGACATTGGTGTTATGAAAACCGGAACAATGCAAGGTAGATATGCAGTGTATGTTGATCCTTATCTTCCAGATGGTATCATCTTGGTTGGATATAAAGGTTCGGGCTTCCTAGAAGCTGGATACGTATACGCACCATACGTGCCTTTGGTTGCAACACCGACTTTATTTGATCCGAGCGACTTCACGCCACGAAAAGGTTTGCTTTGCAGATACGGCAAGCAATGTGTGAGACCGGATTTTTACGGAGTTATTTATATTCTTGATTTGGATTTATTCTAAATCATCTAATTAAAGTTCTTAGAAATCAACTCTTTCTTCGGAGAGAGTTGATTCTTTTTTAAATATTTTTAAGTACATGGTGAGGAACAATTTTTATCGTTTGGAATTTATAAAAAATAATAGTATATTAAGATAGGAGAAAATATGAATTGCCCAATATGTAATACATTTACGAAGAATAATAGAGGAATGAGCTATCATTTCACAATAAAACATAAACTTGATTATATAACATATCTGGTTGAAAATAAATTAATAGAAATTCCTAAATGTAGAGAATGTGGAAATGAAATAAATGTTTTAACGTCGGGATACAAATCTAGATTTTTATCATCACCGGAGACGATAATATTTTGTTCAGACAATTGTAGATATAAAAATAAAGAATATTTAAACAAGTGTTCTGAACATGGAAAGATTTGGATAAACTCGCTAAACGATTATTATAAAACCCATAATAAAGATGAACACAGAGAAAAACAATCAATCGCCGCCACAATTAATTGGAAAAATCAAGAAATTAGAGACAGAACTGTTGAGGCACGAAAAGGATATGTTATGACTGACGAACACAAATTAAATGTATCTAAAGGAATGAGTGGTGTTCCTAAATCCCAAGAACATAAGGACAAAATAAGAAAAACTGTAGTGTTTAATATGAACAATTCAAAAGATGGTTCACATAAATATAAATTTTTCTCATTTAAAAATCAAAAATATTTAAATTTGAAATCTTCATATGAACTTAAAATGGCTATAATGTTAGAGGCACATAGAAATATAAAAATATATAAATACGAACATACACATTTTTATAACAAAGAATTGAATAAAGAATATGTTCCAGATTTTTATTTTATATTTAACAACATACAATATTTGTTAGAAATAGATAGATATAAAGGTTTCAAAGAAAAATATAATGCTGGTTGGAAATTAAGATTAGCTGAAGAAAAATGTATAGAAAGAGGATGGACTTTTTTATATTATGATTTAAAAGATATTGATAGTTTTTTCAAAGAAAATAAAGAACATTTTGATTTTGATAATGTGAAAACATACAATTCAGAGTATATAGATGAAATAAATTTATTTCTTGCTATTTAGTCCCAAAATTCCTATATTACAGCATGAACGACAAAGAAATCCAC